ATAGATAATAGATAATAGATAATAGATAATAGATAATAGATAATAGATAATAGATAATAGATAATAGATAATAGATAATAGATAATAGATAATAGATAATAGATAATAGATAATAGATAATAGATAATAGATAAGTACTTAACAGTACTCCTCTATCTTCGAGCTTTTTTGCGCGATATGAATGAGACAGATAAGGCGAGGGAGGGAGAATAGTTTTTTTTTGCTTTATTGTTCACTCTGTTCACCTTCAGCTATTTCACTTTATTTTCAGTAGGTTAACTGGTGAATATAAGGTGAAGGGTGAACAATCCATTGTTCACCCTTAGCGATTTTCAGAGATAAAAAGACCGGTGAGTGCCGGTCTGAGGAAGGTTATGTTGCTGCGGGTTCATCGCACTTAGGCAACCAGTCGCCGTTGCTTTCTTCTTTTAGCGTCAGGTTGGTCTGTGTCCCTTGCTTGGTGTGTCGCTTCTCATAATTAAGCCCGTACTCTTTCAGCATCACCGGCAATCCTAAGCCGAACATTTTCAGGCTGAGTACATTCCGGTAGCCGTTGGCCTCCATATAGACCAGATAAGCGTGATAGAGGTAGTTTCGTGGCTGGCGCGGGATGATATTGGCATTGCCCATCAGCATACCGTTGGTCTGAGGCAGCATTTCCAGATAGCCACAAAAATCAAAGGCCGGGTCAGCATCACGTTTAATACTGAGGGCTTCATTGGAGTTCTGTTGTGACTGGAGCAATGTCCGGGCATCCATCGGGTTACTGAATTTCTGCATAAGCTGGCGCACAATCACCGCCAGTTCCTGAGCAATTTTATCCCTGAGTTGAGAGTCTCGCTCTTCCGGGGCAATTTGTTCCGGGAAGTGCAGGATAACCCGGCGACGGGATACGCCGCCGCTGCGGTCGGTAAAGCGCATTGGGTTATTGTTCACAGCCAGAATCACCGCCGGAATATGGGCTGAGTAGGCATCACGGTATTTCGGATCAACCGATACTGCATCACCGCCCGTGATCGCTTTAAGTCCTGCGCCGTCACCGCTCCATTTCTCTTGGTCAGGTAATCTGATAAGTGAGAAACCTATCAGGGCAGCGCGTTCGCGTGGCGATTCGAGCATTTCAATAGTGGCAGAGGTGGCGTTATCCTCTCCGGCCAGCATGGTGGCAATTTCAGCCAGAATACTTTTGCCGCTGCCACCTGGTCCCGTCACTTCAAGAAAGAGCTGCCAGTCATAGCGGTTCGCCAGCACCATAAACAGGGCAGAGAGAATAATGTTGCGTTTTTCCTGCTGATAGCTGGCGGCACGATCAAGCCAGCGCCAGAAATTGGGCGCATGTGTTTCCAGAGATTCACCGTCTACTGGCGGGGTAAAATCAACTTCACATAATGTTCGCAACCAGTACGCTTTGTTGTGCGGGCTAAATATTCCTGAACGGGTATCAAGCACGCCATTACGAAAACCAATCAAGCGCCGTGCCGGCGTTTCCTGCTGGGGAATGATCAGTTTCAGGGTTTCCACAATGGAGGCAATTTTCCCTGATGAAAACGGTGCTCGCAGACGTTGAAAAAGTGCAGCCACATCACGGGAGAAGTCTGCCGGGGAAATAACTTTCCATGCACCGGATTCATAGCGGGACAGGAGTTGGCCGTTAGGGTCAACCGCCAGCGTTTCGTTGTAATGTTCGTGCACCCGCGTCGCCTTTTCACTGGTACTCATGGCGGTAAACTCAGCTTCACTCATGGTATCAAACGGGCTGGCTACCGGTGGTTTCAGTGCATCTGTCAGCGCCTTGCGGGTGACGGCTTCACCCTGCTGGATATGGGCATCGTTCCAGTCACCAAATACCGGCGGCAGAGCGACAAGACCTTCACAGGTTTTCGCAGCGGCAGCGGCTTTGGTCTGACCGTCACCGTTTAAGTCACGGTCAGCCGCCAGCACTATCTGACAGGCCGGATATTTATGGCGGGCAAGGCTCGCCAGAGAAAGAAGGTTGACGGACGACAGCGCCACCATCACGGTTTCGTTGGTGAGCTGATGCACACTCAGTGCCGTGGCATAGCCTTCCGCAATCCACAGCCGTTTTCCTGCCTGTTTCTGGCCTTCGATGATATGACATGCCCCTTTTACCTGACCGCCTTTCAGGGTGCGTTTAAGGCCGCCAGCGTTAATCAACTGGAGGTTGACGAGTACGCCGGAATCATCATACAGAGGCACGACCATATCCCCCGCGCAGTAGCTCACGCCCCCGGTTTTGTGGGTGGTCGTCAGCATCAGGCATTCCCGGTCAGGAAAGCCCTTGCGGGTCAGATAGGCATTGCCGGTCGCCGTGCGGGTTTTCTCCATCAGCGTGGCAGCCAGTTCAGTTGCAAGATTCCGGCTGGCTTCTGTGTCGGCCTCTATCGCGGTGAGTGCCTTCGGGGCAACAGGCGACAGATTGCCGGTGACTGCGTTCACCTGTTTAGCCGCATCTCCGGCGCTCAGACCTAGCGCCTTTTCAACCAGTTTTAGCCCGTCACCCGCCCCACACTGATTACAGAACCATGTACCGCGCCCCTCTTTATCATCAAAGCGGAAGCGGTCGGAGCCGCCACAGACCGGGCAAGCCTGATGGCGGTTTTTAATCACCTTCACACCCAGCGCCGGGAGAATATGCGACCAGTGACCGCAAGCCTGTTTGACTGTTTCAGTTACATTTATTTTCATGATGATTTCTCCCTCAGTGCAGAACCGGCGGCTTAATATGACGGGTACACAGTTCATCCATCACAGCCAGACCGAGGAAAGACAGTGACGGCGTGGCTTTAAGAGGTGCGGCTTCCATTAAATCCTCCAGCAACGCACAGGCAATCTGACGGCCTTTTTCCTCGCCATGTTGGCGCAGATAAAATCCTTCCAGTTCGCTGGCTATAGCGGTTTCCAGCACTTCAAGGGTGAGGTGTTGAAAACGTTGCTGGCGCTCGCACACCGTCAGCCAGGCACAGGCCACAGCACGGCGATACAGGGCAGTACGAAGGAAGGGTGTTAAGGACTTATTCATGCGCCAGCCTCCCCTGTCAGCCAGCGTTGATTGCAACGTTCGACCACGCCATCGAGCTGGGCGGTCATCAGGTAAATGACAGAGGTCAGTTGCAGTTGCTGTGCGGGAGCGCGGCGAAGTGTGGTGCAATCCTGATGTACTGACATCTCCGTGACTAACTGACCGACGTTACGCAGGTGCTCCAGGCATTCGAGGTCTTTCAGGGTAATCGTGGCGTTTTTCACGCGCAGACCTCCATGACAGGCAGGCGACCGGCAAAGGCAAGAATGTAATCGCGGACAAGAGAAAGACGGGCGGAACGTTCATCACCGGCAACAGCACGAAGCATGCAGATACGGGGCTGACGGTCTGTGCGGCGAACAGCGGCGAAGACAAAGGTAAATTGCGGGTAAACCGAATGAGGGGTAGTCATCATGGTGATGATCTCCTTTTGCTTATCAGGAGTCACCGCCGGAGTTTCCACGCTCTGATTGGCGGTGACGTTAGCGGGGGTGGAAATACCGGAGCAAAAGGAACCCGGCCTACCCGAAGGTAGCCCCACTAACGCCACCATTGATTCTGCACGGATCTGTACCGTAATGAATAGGTGCGCTATGGCTACGACATAAAAAAAGACGCTCGGCGCGTCATATGTCGCCTTTTGCTTACTCGAGTTTCCACGCCCGGCTGCCGATTTTGCGGCAGCGACAAGACTATACCTGGAAATACCGACGGGATGCAAGCCAGAGAAAAAGATAATCATCACAGGTCTCTTGTTTAGCAGTCTGTCAGCGGGGTATAGGCGCGAGAGGCCTGCCCCTGAATATCAGTATTCCGTTCGACGGTGAAAACAGAAGAGCGTACCCGATATTGTTTTGATGTTTTTTCGCTGCCGGTCAGGGAAGTCAGTGCCAGCGACAGCAGGCGGGCATCTTCGAGTGACAGTGTGTGTATCTGTTCGCCAAGGGTCAGTTTAATCATGCTGGCAGTCCTCCGTTACGCTGTGCAATACGCTCTTTCATCCAGGCGGTTACTTCAGAGTGCGCCCACGCCACGCTTTTCCCGCCGAGAGGGATTTGTTTCGGGAAAGCTTCCCGGCTGATGAGGTCATAAAGGGTTGAGCGGGGCAATGCACAGAGACTGAGAACTTCCGGAAGACGTAAAAAACGCTCGGGTATCTCCGTTACATTCGACATCGTAAGTACAACGGGAATAGATGATGAAGCAGAAGAAATATTGTTCATAAAGCTACCTCAGTAAAGGTCTGTAGAGTTCCGGTCGTGTCTGTCCGGCTCCGGGTAGCTCTCTATTTTGTGAATATTTTTGCTCAGGGCAACAATTCAATTTTTGCCTGTTCACCAAACAACAGTTGATTTTCATCAAGACACATAGGTTCGGCAATCCTCGGCAAACACTGGCAAATGTTGGTAAACCCATGATTACTTCTATTTATATATATTCATTTTTTAATTACTAAAATGTCTAAGCGAGTGGTCTGCTATAAAAATAGAAAGGTGAACAGTGGTGAACAGACGGTGAACAGTCAACCATCAACTGCTCACCCTTTAACTTACTGTATTACTTATATTTTTATTTTGATGAACAATGGTGAATAGTTATTAGTATAAAAAAAATAAAAATAGGGCTTTCCTGAGGCCCTTTCTCTGGCGAGCCTGATTTTTAAGCTCTGTTTGTGCCAGATATGCCACAACTGCAATGAATCGAATTGTTGTCTGAGGAACGACAGAATGACGTCAGGTTGAAAACACAGAGAGAGTCCGACGATGAAAGCAGCTTCATTTACATCAGTAATGAAAACCATTGGCAGCAAGCAGGATGAAAAAATACGTACAGTCATTAATAGCGCACTAAATATCATTAACGAAGAGGCAAACCAGAACGCAGAAGCCAGGATGAGCAACGCCCTTGAGGTGTTCAGTCAGGCCAAATCTGCACACACGGAAAATATGCTGAAACTGAATGATATCAATGCAGCCATTACCCGCAGTGAAAAAGAACGCCAGAACGCCCTGAATGAGAGTGCAAAATCAGAGCAAAACTTCCGAACCCGCTTCAGGGAATTACGCGGAATGATGACGCCGGAGCTTAAAGCGGAACATAGTCAACGAGTGGCTGGCCGCGAGCTGGCAGAAGATATCACTGTTGTCATTGCCGAGCTGGAAGATGATAAAACCGATGTCATGCTGTCGGCCTGTGAATCAGGCGGTAAATACGTTGGCGCCCATTCTTCAGCGCTCTCTGTTTATGCCCGGAACGAGTGGGCAACTGCAATGAAGGACATCCCCCCGGCACTGATACGTGCTTTCACGTTACGTCTGCGTGAACTTGAAATGGAAGGGGGAGAGAGCCCTCACCGTGTTCTGATTCAGGAGCTGGGCGAGAATGTACTGGCACAGAGCCGATTTTACGCATTCGAAATGGCGCATGAGCCGGTGATTTCACAGATTGGCCTTCATCGCCCCGCGCTCACCGGTGTAGATATGAAGCTCTATAAAAGCCCCGCTAAGAGAATGCTACTGGCTAAAGAGCTGGCACGGAAGACACAACCACAGGAGGTGAAGCCATGATGCGCTGCCCGTACTGTAAAAAAGCTGCCCATGTCCGTACCAGCCGCTATTTGTCGGATAACGTTAAACAGAGCTACCTCCAGTGCATCAATGTGTTCTGTTCGGCGACCTTTCGCACCGTCGAATCGATTGATGAGGTGATACGCCCTCCTGTGGAGAAAGAGCCACCTGAACCGGCACCGGCTGCACCCGTTGCGCCTCCGCGTATACAGGATTGTTCCCGTTCATCACTGCGCCACTGATTCAGGAGAAAGAAACATGACCCGTACACCACTGGAGCAGGCTTTTACAGTCTGCCAGCACAATAAAACGCGCTGGCTTGATAGCAAAGCAGGACTGGCACAGGCTGAAATGGTACTCAGAGAGCGAGAGTTATCCTGTGATAACCCTGAGCCGGAAGAAATACAGGCATTACGCGATTTATCTGACCTGAAAAAATGGGAAGTGAATCAGTCTGCCGGGGACTATATCCGCGCTCATGAAGCCGTACAGCACATCAGCATCCGCCGTCAGCTTCATTCCTTTATGACAGCGAACGGCACCGCCCTGACCGCTGCCCTGGCTCCTGAACTGATGCATATCAGCAAACAGCCTGAAATCGTCAGAGAAAGCGCCCTCGAACGCGCTGCCGCCAGTCTCCGCGAGGCGTTATCCGTTTATCTGGCCAGCGGGGTTACTGTTGATTACGCAGAAGATGACCGGGATATTCTGACCACTATCGGATTCCGACCTGACAGGGCGTCACGGGCAGATAATCAGGTAAAATATTCGCCTGAACAGAGCCTGATTTTCTCGCGTCGTCAGGCAGAACTGAACCGCAAAAAATCCGCGTAAAACGCCCCAAAAATACCCGTTATTATTCTAAAAATAGCCATGCATGCGTACGCTGCATGGTTTTGCATTTAAATCTGCGAATTTTTCACACCCCACTACGCCAGTACTGGCGCGACCTGAGCGCTTTTATGCACTTGCATTAATACCGACACACAAAGCGGGCAGGCGAGGAGGGGGAAGTATTGCTCGCTGGAATAATAATTAATTATTTTAATTTTCAGCATGCTAACGCGCCGTTACCTAAATAAATTTAGTTGTGTACGGTAATATTCTGCGCTGACCGTATAACACTGATAAGAACTCTATGGGAGTTGGCATGATTCACTGTTCTGATACTAAAAAATCCTCAAGACGACTTAATATATTGACATGTTTTTGATAGTGCTAACCGTTTTATTCAGTATCAAATTAAGCGAACTATTAAAATTATATACCTTCAGCTTGCACGTAGCGGTTTTCATAGTTCCTAAATATAGATGCTATTTTCCATCGTATTGTTCACATACATTGTGAAAATGTAAAGTAGCTTTCCCAACACATCAATTTACATATATTGGTATAGATTATTTATCACGTTCAGATTCAGATTCAGATTCAGTTAAAGTTAAAGTTAAAGTTAAAGTTAAAGTTAAAGTTAAAGTTAAATTCATTAGGCCTGCACGAAAACCAACCTACAAAGTGCAGCAGGCTGGTATCTATAAAAATCATTAGCGGAGTGCCGATTTTATTTGAAGTAAAAGCTCAGCCTTTCTAAGAGGCTGTTGACAATTTAAATACTCCTCCATGAGAGCATGTAAATCAGGCTCATTAATATATTCATCGCCTACTTCAAATCTATGGAAGAAACGATTTAATTTACATATTAAAATTGTGTTTATACCTTTATTTGTTTTGTCAATGTACGCTCTTCCTATCCTTAGAATATGTTCACTCCATGAATCGTAATGCGGGTGGACTATTTTAAAAACTGCTCCGCTAATAGGATATTTAACACGTCTGGTAATATTATCTATAACATCAGGAATATCATTTATGACATCTTGAGCGCGCTTTATTTCATTGCAGTCAGCACATATTACACAGAGGTTTTTACCGGTGAACATAAATTCTAATTTTTTTGATTTTGGGATTATGTGTTCTATTGTGCAATTAGATGCTGAACGCAGCGATAGATCATTTTTACAAAAAGCACATATCCCGCGTTGCTCACCCCTATAAAATTCACGGATATTTCGTTTCACTTCTGCAAGTGATTCATCACCCCAAGATAAATGAGAGTATTCACCCTGTTTTATATTTTCTATCACAGATAAATCTGCTGTGCTAAAAACATATTGATTTTCAATATCAGCCATAATAGTTGAAAACCTCCTCCAACGTTCCAATTAATTCATAAACTGGGTCATCTTCACTAATATTCTTCTTAAAATCTTTTAATTTTTTCATTAACGCAATGTCAGAAGATTCTATTTTTTTGTTTCTTTTTATTTTAGCAAACAAATTGATTGTTGTTTTTGTTATGTATTCATTTCTATAACCGGGAGCATCAAATACCTCGGCCAACTGATAGTCAGCTGATCTAAAGGTGTTATCTTCGGAGCTAGTTAGTTCATCATTTTCGAGAGAAAGGATGTATCCATTTTTTGAATGTAATCCAGAGACAATTTGAGGAGAGTGAGTTGCTAATAAAAAATGGCATCCAGTATAATCTGAAAATGTACTTTGTAATAAGTTTATAAATTCAAGTTGCCATTTAGGGTGCAAACTTATTTCTGGCTCATCAATGCAAATGAGTGAACCATCAGTAATTGAACTCGCAATTCCAATCATCATTAGAATCATGCATTGCTGCCCTGAACTGGTATGGAATAGACTAATTTTATTCTTATCTTTTTTCCCAAAAACTCGAATGTCTTTTACTTGTAAAATATTTAATTCAATTAAAACGAGAAGGTTTTCTATTTCAGATTCAAGAGAAATACCATTTTCAGATAAATTGATTTTCAAATAAAATTTCTTTCCTAAATAATGGTATTCTGTGTACTCTATATGTTCAGATATTTTTTTGATAAAATCCTCAAGATGTGAGAGATTATTTTTTTCTTTGTAATTATTTAATTTTTCAATAAATAAAGGGTCTTTAAACCTATTTCTGTCTACATAATCATTGTAAAAACCTATATAATCCTTGCTTTTGATTTTCCCTAAATTAACGTTCAGAGAAAAACTAATATCCATAACTGGAGAAAACCCTAAGTATGAAAAAAGATGCCCCAATCTTTTTAATATCCCATGGTTAACCTTCATGCCATAAAAAATTGATGCAATACCTTTTGTTAACGTGGAGTGAGGGGAGTTACTGGTAGTTTTAAGTCCATAATAAAAATAATTACCTTTGAAGTCACCATTTCTAGCAGCATGCATATATAATGGAAATTTATCAAATCTACCGGTTGATAATGCTATGACTTTTGCAGGCGTATTATTAGAATTAATAGATAGAATGGTTTTTTCATCTTTAGAAAAAATGAAAGAGTTAACTATTTTACTTAAAAGGCGGCTTTTACCACTTGAATTTTTTCCAGTTATAATGGTGTAGGTATTATCTTCACTCTCATTATATTTACTTAAATTGAAAGTGCGGTTATCACTAGTTATCTGCTCAATTTGAAACTTCATTTTTATCCCCAAAAAAATAATCGCTATACCATGTAAGCATATCTCTACGCTTCTCTATATATTGTGCATGATTATAAGTACCACGAATGCTATTTTTGTCCACATGCGCCAATTGCATCTCAATCCATGCACTATCAAATCCTTGTTCATGTAATATTGTCGACATGGTATGTCTGAAACCGTGACCTGTAGCACGTCCTTTATAACCTAATAACTCAATAACTTGAGATACGCTTTCTTTTGATATGGGTTTGCTACGGTTGTTTCTGCCAATAAATATGTAGGGATAATGGCCGGTTATGGGTTTGAGTTGTTTAAAAAGTTCGATTACCTGAGTTGATAAAGGAACGATATGAGGCCTACGCATCTTCATTCGTTCTGCTGGTATCTCCCAGACGCCTTTTTCGAGATCCACCTCCTCCCAATTAGCAAAGCGCATTTCCTGAGTTCTTACACCAGTTAGCATAACTATCTTGGTGGCATTTTTAGTAATGATACTGCCGGTATAGGCTTCAAGGTCGCGGATAAAATGGGGTAACTCTTCGGCTGAGAGGAAGGGATGATGTTTTTGCTTTGGAACGGCGAGCGCAATGGCTAAATCAGGTGCGGGATTATATTCAGCTCTACCAGTGATAATTGCATAGCGAAACACTTCTCCGCATCGTTGTCGCACTTTACGTGTTTTCTCCAGTGCTCCACGCTTTTCAATACGTCGTAGTACCTCGAGCAGCTCCAATGGTTTGATTTCACCAATAGGGCGTTTACCAATGAACGGGAAAACGTCTTGCTCGAAGGTCTTAATGATTTCATCACGGTAAGCCACAGTCCAGCGGTCAGCTTTGTTTTTATGCCATTCACGGCTGATAGCTTCGAAAGAGTTTTCGCTTGAGAATTGTTGAGCAATCTTCTGAGCCCTGCGATCTTCTACAGGGTCAGTATTATTCGCTACCTGTTTACGGGCTATATCACGTTTCTTACGGGCTTCTGCAAGGGTTACAAGGTCGTAGCTGCCAAAAGACATAAGCCGTGCCTTACCTGCATAGCGGAAACGAAAGCGCCAACCTTTAGAGCCATCGGGGTTGATAAGCAGCGATAAGCCCTGTCCATCGTTCAATGTGTAGGCTTTATCCTGAGGTTTTGCGCGCTTAATTTGTATGTCTGTCAGTGCCATGTGTATAAGTCAAATATGTGTATAAAAATTCTATACACAACACTATACATATTTTTTCTGGATTCAGGGAGATGGTGTCGGATGTATACGGACAAGCGATTGGATATGGATATTGAATTTAAAGGATTTTTAGACGTTCTCGGACGAGGGAGGAGGAAAATTGGCGGAAGATCACAGGAGTCGAACCTGCCCGGCACCGCTGGCGGCACCCACTGGATTTGAAATCCAACCGCCTCACCGGAGGCGACGATCTTC